TTATTTAAGAATTTCTTAGGTACTTTACCCCAATATTCAGTGATTTTAATTTGGTCACTAGCATCTCTATTAGTATACTCAGGGTCAAAACCTACCTGTATTACGTCCGTATCTGCCTCAATATCAACCTTTCTATAGACACCCTTATCCATCCCTTCAGATAGAATATAACGTGGCTTATATACCTCGTGTGCTACACCTAAGGCTTCATCAATAGATTCAGCACTAGGGTCGATTAAGAACTCTTTAGGTGAGATAGCTTCAACTCTTACATCTACTTCTGTCTCTTCTCCTAACTGACGTACTGTAGTTAGTGTACCTTCTACTGGTACTTCAGCTGGTTTCTTAACTACCTTCTCTTCTGTGATAATCTTTCCAATACCAGTACCATAGACAGCACCATTAAGAAATACTTCACATAAGGCATCTTTGACACCAGCACCTTCTAAATCTTCTTGTAATAAGTTACGGATTACTTCCGCCTCTTGTTTATTCTTATCTAAGTAGTCATCTTTAATATCAAACCACTTACCTCTACCAAACGTAGCTTCTTCTATTTCAGCTACTGATGATTCTACTGCTTGTTGTAATGCAGGGGATATAAGCCTAGATTTCTCTGATGCTCTGCTCTGGTCTTCAACAGACCAAATACCTCTCCATAGACGGTAATATTCATCCCACTTAGATAGATAGTTATTATCTCTATGGTTACGCCATTGTTCTAATCTAGATGTTAACCATCCTGCTAGTGCTTGATAATCATTCTCATTATTGTAATTCATAAATCAATATCCTGATACATCATCATATGGTTCCCAATCCTCTTCTAATTCAATAGTGTGCATAAAGTCTGCCACACTAACCTGGTCTATATAAGCCAGAGCATCTATAATATCATCGTGAGTACCTTTAGTAGGAAACTCAACTAACTGTGTTTCTAGGTCTTTAATATAGCTAGGGTCAGGATTAAATGTAATCTTCCCGTGTTCTAATCTACCTTGTAAAGCCCAAGTAATTCTATCTGCTTTCTTCTTACCACCGTGAGTTACATCTGTAATAGGAACCCACCTACCATTAATCCTCATCTCATCTTCTAGATAAGGGAGGATAGCATTCTTTAACGCTCCTGCTTCAATGCCAACAGTCGTGACTTCATTTTCAATAGCCGACTGTAAAATCTTCTTAGCGGTCTCTTTAATGGACCAACGACCGTGAAGTATAGATTTAACCCACCAATGGTCACCATCGACTTTAACGATAGCAATTGCTGTTTCATCCAGCTTAGACCCTTTAATACCTCTTTCTTTCTCAACATTCTCATAGCCTGCAGGGTCAACTGCCATAATGTAGTTTCCTTCAGTAGGTTCTTCATCATCGTATTTAATCCATTCACTCTTAAATATACCTCCTGTAAAAGAAACAAAACTAGCTTCAAACTCTTGTCTGAATGCTTGGGTAGACATAGTATCTCTAGCTACCTTAATCTCTTCAGGGTCAATCAGAGGGTTATCAGTAGAGTTATATTGGAAAGCTTCCCAATCTGTATTCTCTTTCTTATCCGCCTCTAACCATATATCATAGAAGTGATTCTTACCTGCAGGTGTACCAATAAATAACGCTCCACCTTTAACATCTGCTAGTGTAGGTCTGATGATTTGTTCCCATACTTCTACTTTCATAGAGGCATACTCATCTAGTACTACATAAGCTAGACCTACACCACGTAAGGTATCTGGTCTATCTGAACCTTTAAGAGAAATCTTCCTACCATTAACTAATGTCATAGTAGCTGTATTCTCGTGGGTCTGTTCTATTAAGTCAGTCCCTATGAGTAGCTCTTTGAGCATACCCCACATAATATCTTTAGCCTGCTGGAAGGTAGGACCTATATAAAAGACATCCTTCTCTTCAGACTGTAGAGCCTTAATGATTAGAATCCAAGCAGCTAGTCTAGACTTACCAAAGCGTCTACCTGCAGATACTACTTTAAATCTAGCCTTAGAGTTAAATATCTCTAACTGTGCTGGATGTAGTTTGACATCAAGCTCCGCCATATTCGCTACGCTCCTAGCGCATTCTGCGAATGCTTGTTACTACCTATCTCTACCACCTTAGACTCAATCTTAGCATCATCTATAATGACACCTTCTTCATATTCTAACGGCTTATCAGCCTCAGCTTCAATAACCTTCTCATTTAAGCCACCAATGTTAATGACAACATTACCTTTATCATTACCACTTCTTAATTCTACTGCTTTAGTTGTAGGTAAGATTCTATCCATACACATCTTAAGACAAGTACGGTCACCTTCTAAAGCCATCTCTATGACCTTCTCTACAATCTCTGGTCCTTTGGTAGACATTAACTCTCTACTTAAGGCAGTATATTTATTGACACTACCTTTAGGTCTACCCTTAGGATTTAAGACAACCCCCTTCTTTAATATAGGGTTTCCTTTATTTAATCTTCGTTTATCATCTGGTCTCATAACTTTAGGTCCTCTTTTTATATTGACATAAAAAGCCTATCTTTAGTTACTCACTTCAGTCATAGCTACCGTGATGATAATAAAGATACTAACCTAAGTAGATAACCATAATGATTATCACTTTAAGTTACACTTCCTTAGATATAAAGGATGTGTGAAACTTTATTGAAGAAGATAATTAAAGAGTTGTCTGAGTGTAGGCTCTTCAGGGTGTTTCTTTAGTAGTAAACTTTCTTACTATCTATACTAATATTATACCATACTTTTGACTAAAAGTCAATACCTAAGGTGAAATAAATATTCTATAGTCCCTTCCCGCAGTTATGCTAATGATAACCATTCTTATTACCATTACTAATAAATAATTAAGTTCCTCCCAAATTCTCTCCCATCTGTACAGGAGCTACACACGGGAGTGCGTGCGTGTCGTTTGGGTCCCCCTATGGCGTACACAGGACGAAAAGAGCACACAGGACTAAACACAGGACTAAACACCAGAGCACACAAAACACAAAAGGGAAATGTGAACGATTGACACTCTAGAGCACACAGGTCAGGCACTAGAAAATAATATAGAGCCTTCACCAGGCACGCAGAGAATGCGTACAGGTGACACCATAATATATTCAAGTGTCACATAACAACGTTATGCAAGGGATCAGGCACGCAGTGAATGCGTAAAAATAAAGTTAATAAAATAGTTGACATAAAATATTCTATGGTGTTATAATACACACATACACAGGAACAGGCACACCGTGTAGGATAAATACAACAGTGTCACTTAATAACAACAACGGGATAAATACTATGACAAACAAGACAACAACAAAGACAACAAAGACAAACACAGCAACAGAACTACCTATGGATTTAATCGATATGGACGCATATAAAGCACTAGAGCAGTCAGGATTAAAGCAGTCAGAGCGTGAACTGGTAGCTGTATTCTTAATGACTAACAAGCTAGGACACAGCACACAATCACGCATAACAACGTTATGTGGTGAAGGTAAAGCAGGGCATAAGTCTATTATCTCAATGGCTAAATGGCTAAAGACACAGGGACAGGACACAGCAACGATTAAGACACAGGTTAATAGAGCTATGACAAAATTAAAGACTGGTCTATCACTTCAGGGTCTAGGTAAAGACCAACAAGTGACTATTGCGCCTAAACAAGACCAGAAAGGCGGTAAAGATAAAGCTACTGATAGTGATACTGACACGTTAACTATCCAGTATGACAATGATAGTTTTGACCAAAGTGCTTTTGATATGATGTTTATGCAGTGGGACAAACCTACACAGGACTATTTCCTAAAGCATATGCAGTCACTACAGAAGCCAGCACTTAAGAAAGTTTCATAACACTGTTATGTCACACTATAGCGTTTGACAGGGACGCTATACTGAGATATAATACTCACAACTTAACAACAAAACGGAGATAAAAATGATAAAAGGAATGATACTCAATGAAACAAGTGACACAGTACAGATAATAACATTCTCTA